GTACGTTTATTATTAATGTAAACAAATATGTTAGGTAAAGCGTTAGTTGAAGTATCAACTTCTGCTCCAATGTCAAAGTTTTTTATAGTTGTATCTTGTACAATATATTCTACGTGTTGGAACTGTCTACTTTTTTGTACACCTTTTGTCCAGCCGTTGCTGTAAGAAATACTAGCATCAAATGGATTGTGTATTTTAACTAATCCTGTTGCTGTTGCTATATTTGAAACACCAGCAGTCTTTTTATAATTAAATGTTGCTGAGCCATATATGTTATCAAACATTATATCGCCAACGTTGTTAAACGTTCTGTATTTTAAAATAAGTCCTAATACTGTATCAGCTGTTCCTCTTCCAACAGTAAATTTAAATAAACAGTTTCCTAAAAAGTCACTTGATGGAAATGATGTTTCATCGTTAAAGCTAACACCTTTACTGTCAAATAATTTGTAATTAATATATTGATTAGCTGATGTTTTTTGTTGTGCTTCGATCCAGTTTGTACCGTTCCACCAATAAGTTTTACCTTTGTTTAATTTACCTTGAGAAATATAAACACTATCATTTGTATAGATCTGAATTCCTGAGTCTTTTAATACTAATGACTCAGCAGTTGAATCTCCATCTGTATCTTCGTATCCAACCTCCCAAATAGTTTTCCTAGTTTGTAAATCATTGTCTGCTGTAAAGATAACTTTAGTACCTACACTTAAATTTATTTGGTCAACAAAGTAACCTGCTAATCCGTTTATGTTTGTTAAAGCATCTTTCTCTTTATCATCTGCTAATGCTACACCGTCAATACCTCGTGTACCATGATTATATAATTCAAGTCCTGAGTCAAATTGTATAATAGGTCTTACAGCTCTATTGTCTTCGTCAATAATTGTAGTTGTTTTATTATACGTTGCTGTAGCAGAAATAACATCTTTATGAAACCATCTATTAGATCTACTCCAAGCATTACTATCGCCTGATCCACGTGTTACTGTAATATAATCTTTATTAGTTAAATCTATTTCTGATGTAGTTAGGTTAATATCTACAAGATGTATTTTACTTCCTACTCCTTCTACATAGAAACTTTTGTTTCTATATTCTATATCATTAACTGTAGAGTCAAATATAACTTTTAATCCGTTTGTAAACACAACATTATTAGGTGAAGTGTATGTTGCTTTACCTAAGAAGTCAGTAGTTTTAATAGTTTCAACTGTAACATCAACAATTTTAATTGTACCAAATGCTGTTTTATCAGTGCCATGTTGATAATAAAGTGTATCCATGTCAGCTGTAATAACAGGCACAATCGAAACAAAGCCAGTTTCTTGAGCTCTGTAAAAAGTTCTACCAGCATACTTTGTACCTTCGGAAACATTAACTCTATCGTCATATGTTATTGTATTAATTTTGTTAAGAACTAGTATGCCATCGACTTCTGATATTTTCCAAATGCCTTGTCTCTCTTCTTGCTTAACAATGCCATCTTCTTGAGCAAATCCTAATCTATCAAATGGGTGTTTGCTGTAATCTGCTTTGAATGTCCAGTTATCGTTATCTGTATTATTATCTGGGTCTTGTAAGAATACAACAGTTTTACCTACTAATACTCTTTGATTGTCAATACCGTTATGCTGGAAAATTAAATCTTCTAGTCTACGACCTTGTACATCTTTATATGGAATATCTGTTACAAGGTTAACATCAGGTAGTAATTTAAGATTGTTTTCATAAAATGCTTGAGCATCAATTTCAGGCACACTAAAAGTTATGTTTCCTGATAGTTCTGAACCGCCCCTGTCTCCACCGTTATTTGTTACACCGTAAATCTCTCTAGTACTTTTACTACTTGTAATAGCTTGTGTTCCTAAAATGTTACCAGCTTCTGTTTGAATCCAAAAGTCTTCTGTTTGGTTTGTTTCAAATGTATAGTTACCACCACGTGCCAAATATAGTGTAGGGTTTCTTCCTGATAATTCTGTAATACCGTACTCTTGTTTAACATCATCAAAGTTAAAATTCCAAGTGCCTGATAATTTTATATCGCCACCTGATACGGTAACAGGGTTTGGTCCGTCTTTCAACCAGTAGTAACTACCATAGTTTACAAGAGTATCAAAGTTTGTAAATCCTGACCAGTTATAATATTCTTGTCCAAATAATTTGTTATGGTCAGTAATATCAACACCGTCATCTTGAAGTTTATGTAATAAGTCATCATATCCTATAACACTTTGAACATCATTATTTTCAACTTGGTCGGTTGCTTTCTTCTTTGTTACAATAGCAGGTTCTAAGTTATAATTTTTTCTATAACCAGTTGCTGTTAAGTAATTGTCTGTGCTTTTAAAACTTGGTGAGTGCTTTCTACCAACATAGCCGTCAACTTTTTGTAAGTTGGCACTACTCATTAATTGGTCAAGTGTAGCACTTAAGAACTTTTTGTTCTTTTCACTTTGGTACGCTTTGGGTAAAAATTTACTTGTATTTCTTTTTGCCATTAGTAGCTTGAGCCTCCACTTGAGCTTGAACTAGATGAACTAGAACTAGAACTGGATGAACTAGAGCTAGATGAACTAGAGCTGGACGATGCCGCTTGGGCCGTTGTGTCAACAGTTGTATCAAGACTTGATATAGATCCACCTGCTTGTATTTTACTTGCTGTGATACTGTCAATAATTTCTACGTCATCAACTGTAGCACCACTAACTAGTATTTCATCATAGTTACTACGGATTTGGAATAAGCTACCAAACACTTGTGTTGAACTTCTAGGAACAATAACTACTGATTGAATTTTAGTAGCTAGTTCATTATGTAAGTAAGCACTTAACTCTGAGAAATAAAATGTATCTCCAAAGTCCCAGTTGCTAACAGCAAAGTATTGATTAATAGCTTGTACTAATGAAGACTTAACTTCACTGTCACTAATTCCTGTGCTAGTGTTTTTAACAACCTTAAAGATTGCTTGTAAACTTGTATCAGCTTTTGTTCCAAATAATGGTTTAAATGAAGCTGAATGGTAAATTACGCTATCTGAAATACTTTTTGAATTTTCAATTGAACTAAACGAAGTTCTTAACCCTTCAGCTGAAGGCATAGTTGGTTTAGTAACTTTATTAGTTGAATCTACTATCCATTCTTTATATGAATCAGAATATGCTTGAGTTAAAATATACATATCAATTATGTTACTTGGACTAGGATCAATACGTCTATTATTAGGAGCATTGTGTTTGTACTGGAATTTTAAATCGTTTCTTCCAACAAATACTTTATAAGCAGTTTTGATAGCTGGTAAAATTTGTCCAGCATTAATATCAACTCCAGGAGCACTACCTATTGTTGGCACTAACTCTCCTGTAGAATATTTTAATACTTCTATAAACGTATTTTCCTCAGTAGCATAAAATACTTGTCCTTCTTTGAACAAGTTTATTACTGCTGTAATTTCTTTTGCTGTTTTATAATTGTGATTAATAACACTATCAGCTAATGGTTGATATCTTTCAATGTTGTCATAGTCTAAGAATTTCTTAAAGAATACAAATTTTCTAGCACTTGCTATTCCTGTAGAATCATCTACACCAACAATCATTTTAAACATTTCTGGATTATCTGTTACACTATCGTTATCAGCATCGCCAAATGTTACTTTAACTTTTGTATTATCTTTATATCCATCTGTTTCAGTAACCATGTCAACAATATCTAGAGGATAATCTCTATGTAATGGTGTGTGGTCAGTTGGCTTGTTATTAACTTTTAATACTGTACATCTATCTTTAATAGTAGTACCAGTTACACTATCATAAATTTTAACATTTTTATCAAAGTAAAATCTTGTTTCATCTCTACTAGCAAAGTAATAATCTAGCTGTCTAGTTTTAATAGTATAAGTCTCGCCATTAGTTGTAAACTGTACAAACCAACTAGCGTCAACTTTAGAACCTGCTGTTGAACCTGCATTACTATCATTAAATGCTTTATCTATTGCTAGATTTTCTGCTGTGATTTCATACCAAGTACTAGTTGTTGAATCGTATCTAAGACCAAAATCTTTGTACTCTTTAACATTATTTTTAATTGTAGTTTCTAACGCGGCAGGTAAATCACTTACCCATTTAGGATATACCATTTCAACTGTAGAACCTGTTGGTACAAGTTCGTTAAGTGTAACAGCGCCAACACCTGCAATTTTTAATCCATCGCCTTGTGGCCCTAATCCGTTATTATCTAATATTTTAATAGATGACCAAGTTTCAGTAGTAGCACCTAAATGACTTGCCTCAGTTCCTAGCATCATTGAACCGTTTTTCATAAAATGATAACCGCTAGTAGGAATAAACTTAATCATGCTGTTTAAGGACAAATACTGATTTAAGTTTGTAGTGTTGCTAATTTGTAACACCTTAGTGTTTTCATCAACAAAGTAACCTGTACTTGTATTTGATGTTGACGAAACTTGTACCCATTTAGCTGTAGTTGTAAATACCTTAGGAGCAAATTTATCTAAGTAAAAGTGATATGCTTCTTTACTTGCTACGTTTGGTTCTAGTGTATTTTTAATAATACTAATAATTTCATTATCGTTTGTAAAGCTAAACGTGTCTTTTTTATCTGTGTATTCTTTATAAAATACACCGTCATCACTGAATATGTTTGTGCTACTAAATTTACCTGTGTTGTCTTTAACATCAAGGAATCTACTAATACCACTTGAAGCTCTATTAACAGCTTTTGCTTTGATAATACTTGTAAACTTTGTTAATGGATAGATGTTATAATCTTCACCATTAATCATTCTATTTTGTGTATAGTATGCCTGAGGTGCTAGTTGCTTAATTTTAGATAATGTTTCATTTCTACTAGCTGTATTAATTCCTTGTTGTAGGCTTAAAGTTAACGTCATTGTTTCTTGTTGATTGCTTCTACTAACATAGTTAAAGCTCAACTGAACATCTTGAATGTCGTTGCTTTTAAGTGAATATGTAGTTCCTGCACTTTGTCTATAAAAACATCTGTATCTTCCTTTAGGAATTTCAGCAAACACACCATCACCAAATACTAATTTAATTTGGTCGTTAACTTTTGATTCTACTGTATATAATTTTCTGTTTGATTGACTTAAACTGTTATAGATAACATTTGAACCTGTAACAGCAGGAACTTTAGTCCATTGAGCTCCTAAAGAGCCATCAGGATTAATCTCATATAACCAAACATCTGTATTATTAATATTGTCAAAGTTTAAATCTTTTGTCATGTTAGGTAAGCCTGAAGTTAATTCAAAGTCAGCTTGACCTAGTTCGCCTTGTTTAAAGTAAGCAAAGAATCCTGTGTTAGCAGAAGCATTACCTTTACCGTCTGCTCTATATAATAAGTTATATGATGAACCTGGTACAGGTGCTTTCTCATATACATAGTCTTGTCCTGATATTGTACCATTAACTAATTCAAATACAAACTCTCCGGAGTTAACTGTAGCATTAAATGGCAAGTACGGTTGTGTGCCTGGAATAAGGTTTAATTCATATTGCTGTGTTTTAATAGAACCAATAGTTTTTTCTAACGATGGTTTACCAATACGCTGTGCTGAACTTAATGCTGAATTAATAATTGTGTTAAACTGTTCTTCGTAATCAGCGTTAACAGGATCATTCCAAAATATTGTACGTTCACTTAAATTGTTATTGCTAGAATCAAATACATCTTCAGTTGAGTTAATACTAACAATCTTTAACAAACCAGCCGCGGCAGTATTTCTTTTTGGTTGATATGATAATAAGTTAGCAAGTCTAAGAATAGAATCTCTTCTTTGTGCTGTTTCTAAAAAGTTCTCTCTAGCATTTAAATCTTGTCTGTATGCTAAACTTTGACCAAAGAAAGCAATTAAGTCAATAAGAGCAATATATTCCGAGCTCTCTGTAAAATCTGTAAAGTCCTCTGGAAATTGTTTCCTAAGGTATGTAATCATTGTAGTTCTTAGTGTTTCAAAGTCATAGCTTTGAAAGTCAGCACTTTTAAAAGTTTGATAAACCTTCTGCCAATTCTCACTAACAAATAAATTTGTTTGTCTTGTACTAGTAGCCACTGCCTGATGCTCCTGTAGTTTCTGATCCTGAGTTATTATTGTCTAGTACTACACTAGACGTAACCTGCGATGCTTCTTGATTAAATGTATATAACATATCTTCTACTTGGTTTGTAGGAATGTATTTAAGTGTTATTATAATTTGTATTCCATGTTCGTATGATGTTGGTACTACTTCTAGTACTTCGAGTCTAGGATCAAAGTTTACAATGTTTTCAATATTCTCAATTATTAAAGAATGTGCTTCATCTGTAAACGGATCGAATAACATATCCCATATTACACAACCAAAGTCGGGTCGCATAACTCTTTCACCTCTTCTAACATTAAAG